AAAAGAGAAAAAAAACATATTCGATAATTACCAAGCCTCATTGCTAAGCGGAGACCAAAATTTGAAAAATTATTTTGGCGCAAAGTTAAAGACCTTGCAGGGCGAGGTCGGAAAATCTGTTACAACGTGGAAAGAATATCTTAAAACGTTGGCTAACGACCCAAACTATAACAGCAATTCAGATATTATGGCGGCAATTTACGGCGAACTTTTGAACGACAAAAGCGACCCGTTAAAAGACCTTATGGAACGGCAGAAAAAAAACTATGCCGATTATTCAAAACTTTCAAATTCAACATCGAAAGACATACGCGACAACGCCCAAACCGTATATGCCTCATTACTCAAACAAGGCGCAAATTACGAGGAGTTTTTAAACAACCTGAAAGATAAATACAAAGGCAACGCGCTGGCTATTAAAAAAATCAATATGGAAATTATCGAGACACAGCGCGAGGGCTTAATGGACTTGTTTAAATCAGATTTGGACAAAAATATGCTCTTTGCAAGGGACATCGCCGACCAACTCAAAGTTATTGAAGAAGCACGCGCCGCCATAGCCGACGACGATCCACAGAAAAAAGAAAAGAATGATTATTTGAACGACAAAGCAAAAAACATTCTCGGCACGTCTAACAGCGACCTCGCCAACGCACAAAAAGCATATCAGGACTATTTGGACGGATTACTCCCTGAAACAGAACGCATACAGCGTCAAATTCAAAAAATCAGATTGCAATACGAGAAAGAAACCGACGATAAAGCAAAAGAAATTCTCTATAACGAAATGCAAGCCGCCGAAATCCGTTTGCAGATGGCACAGAATAAGGAGAAAATCAACAACGCAAAGGAAATGGCGGCGCAATTGGTACGAATCGAGGAAAAACGCGCGGCAGACATTGCAGCAATCGACGCGGATAAAAGCCTTACAGCAGCGGACAAAGAAAAACAAAAAAAACAAGTCGAAGATTTTGCAAATGCCGACCTTGCAATCCTGAAAGGTCAATTTACGAACGTAGACCAAAATTTTGTTGATGAAATCCTGAAAGCAACAAAAGAAGCCACAGCCGGGCAATTGGATTTGTTTGTGCAGATGATTAACGATATTCAGGCGCAACTCTCAGCAATGGAAGCAAACGGCGCGCAGGATTCCGAAGCGTACATCGTTTTGAAATCAAAACTTGATATGGCAAAAAGCGCATACGACCAATTCAAAACCAAAGCAAAAAAATCAACAAAGGAACTTGCAAAGGATAAGAACCTTAAACAAACAATTGCCTCACTTTCAGAATTGGGCAGCACATTGCAAAGTCTCGGCAGCCAATTTGAAGGCATTATCGGCGAGGTAATGAGTGTAACCGGGCAAATGCTAACATCAGCAACCACTATTATAACAAGTATCGACAAAATCACAAGTGGCACAATTAAAGGCATTGAGATGTCAAGCAAGGCAGCCACAACCGCAATTCGTGCAGTCGAAACAGCATCCGTGATTTTGGCAATTATCGAAGCTGCAATGCAGGTGGCAATGGCTCTTATCAATTTGTTTCAAAAGGACGAGGAGACATACGAGGATAGAAAAAACGTTTATCAGGCTTATATTAAAACAGTGGATGAGGTAATTGATAGAGAAAAAGCATTGATGGACACAATGACGGACACGCAGGACATTATGAAAGGCACGGCAAGAGTTGCTGAGATGTACGCAAAGCAGGAAGAGCAAACCCGCCGCATTGCAGACGAATATTTGCACGAGGGCACAAAAGGCAAGAAAAACAACCGCGGCACGAAACGAGGCACCGCAATGGGCGAAAAAATGACAAGTCAAGATTTTGCAGATTTGAGGGCAGCCGGAATCTACACAATCAACAACGCAACCGACGTTAAAAATCGTCTTATGGATTTGAACGGCGAACAAATCCGGGCAATGAAAGAACAGGCGGTCGGTTTCTATTCCAAACTTGACGATGAAACGCGCAATTATTTGGACACAATCGAAGATATTTGGGAAAAAACAAATAATTTGGAACAGGAAGAAGCGGAGCGCATAACGGGCATATCGTTTGACGATATGAAAGACAATTTCAAATCTACATTGTTAGATATGAATGCCACAGCCGAAGACCTTGGCTCTACCATATCAGACACAATCCGCGAAAAACTTATTAACAATATGGTTGAGGACGAGTTGAACGCAGATCTACAAAAAATATACGATTTTTACAAAAATGCGATGAAAAGCGGCAATAGCATAGACGCGGAGGAAATGCGCAAAATAAATCAGATGAAAGACGACGCTGCACAAAAGGCATTGAAACGCAGGAAAGAAATTGACAAGGTTATAGGGCAGGACGCGCAGGACGAAATCGAAAATTCGTTATCCGGCGCAATCAAAGGCGCAAGTCAGGAAAGTATCGACTTATTAGCCGGTCAAACAAACGCAGTGCGAATGAATCAGGTTGAACAAATCAACCTCGTAAAACAGCAATTAACAGGCATAATGTCAATAAATCAATCTGTAATCAACAACGGGAAAATCCTGACTGATATATTAACAGAAATCAGATCGACACAACCGGCGAACCTGAGAGGTCAAGGCATAGAGATTTGATTTTTTTTGTATAGTTTATATTACATATTAAAGCATTGAAACACAATCAGTTAAAAATGTTTCAATGCTTATTTTTTTTACATATTTTAACAAATATTAGCACTTTATATGTAACCTATGCCAAATATATACGTATATAATAATGTAAATAAACTTAATTAATAACGATTAAAACATTACTACTATGAAAAAGATAATAAACACCATTGCAGAGATAATCACAGCAAAAGTAAAACTCGCATGGATTGAGGTTGTAACCACCGGCAAAGCAACCGCCAAAACAATTGTTAAAACATTAAACGGCATACTTTACGAAGTAACCGCAAAACCTGATAACAACGGCAACATTGCAATTCACAATTTGGCAATTCAGGGACTTTTGTTCAACATTTAATTTTATACATAAACGATATCATTGATTAATAGGTAACGCCGGGGGCAACCACCCCGGCACTAAATCAGAAAAACAATGAAAGCAAAAATACAACTTTTAGGATTAATGCAAGGCGGCAACGAAAAAATTATTGAAACCGTTTATGCCGGTACTCACAGCGATGCAATCTACATAGCAGCCGAAAAAATCACGGATTTGTTTTTTATGTTTCCTTATCGAAATACAGGCAAGTTTACAAAGTACTATGTAAAGGTAGATTTGTTGTGTAATTGTAACGATACCGAAATTATATTAAAAACATTGTTGCCATTTACGTGGGAGCGCATTGACGGTGTGGGGATTAATATTTTCTTTTTTAATGACTATTTTATGCACAAAGTCAATAACGCCGTCATTGATTGTCTCGACCGCAATTTTATTGAATCTATGGTTAGGCGAGAACTTGAAAAAATCAACATTACAAACTTATAAATAACTCAATACCATGATAAAAGATATTTGCACATTGGATCAACTCAGAGCGAGAATAGAGGAGGCAACCTACCTTCTTGTTTTGGTAAGGCAAATGGCAAAAATGTTGCACACCTTAATATTAGAAAACGAAATCAAGGCCTCAGATTTGGAAACACAAAAAATGTATATCCAAAAATGTTATAACGATGACGGCGGCGAGGGCGGCGCAATCAAAACCGACCTTGAAACCTTTGAACGGTTGGTTTTGCACACTCTGCAAACAGTCTCTTATTAATCGAATCGGCAACCGGCGGGAAACGCAAAAAAAAATATTTGCCGGTTGTCGAATATTTTTATATTTTTGTCGAAACTTAAAAAAAAGTAAAATGAAATACTACACATTAACAGAGGCCGCCGAAATTCTCGGAATGAGTAAGAGCCGGTTATGGCGATACATCAAGGACGGCAAAATAAAAGCGGAAAAACGGCAAGGGCGTGGTTGCATTGTCGAAAACATTATCCCCGAAACTGAAATCCCGATAATGCAAAACCGACGCGGATCGGGACGCCCAAAGGGTGCAAAGAATAAACCGAAAACACCACCCGAAAACACACCCGAAAAATAGGCGTTTATTGTCGTTATGTTGCTTTTATTGTCAAAATCAACATCGACGCAATCACATTAAATCGGCGTTTTGCCTTGTAAGTCCACAACCGGCACAAAAGATATTAGTTCGGTAGGGACTACAAATGGTGCTGAGTTCTAAGGGATTATAAAAACCAAACCCGAAAACACACCCGAAAAACACAAAATGCCGATATTCTCTCAGGGTATCGGCAATTTTTTTTCATTTTTATTGTTATTTTTTTTACAAAATTTTTTTGTTTGTGCGATTTAATTTATATCTTTATGCCGATATGTAATATTAATTATACTTTACATTGTATTATTTACAATATGTAAATTATACTTTACTTATGGATTACTACATAGATAATTACAATTTTAAAGGTTTCGGCATATACGTACAGGAAAGCAGCGGCGTAGTAGACCTTCCGAAATTCAAACCACCCACAGAAACAGATTGGGCAGAATATCACGGCGTAATAATCGACAGCGACAAAACACCGCGCACCGAGGCTAGGAAAATTCAATTAAAATGTTTTCTCAAAGCGGAAAACCAAGTCGACTTCCTGACTAAGTTAAGCGCGTTTCAATCCGTGTTTATGACAAAAGGATTAAAACGTTTGGCTATTATCCTAACAAACGAGGTAGGATTGTTTTTTGATGTCTATATGTCAGACGGGTTACAGGTTACAAAAAGGTGGTCGGATTCCACAATGGTGGGACAATTTACTGTAAATCTTTGCGAGCCTGAACCTATCAAGAAAATAATTCGTTTCGATAGTCAAGGCAGCGCGTCAACATTATCCTTTAAAACGTCGGAGGCTGTATCAATCTATTGGGGAGACGGCTCTGCGCAGCAAGACTTATACGGCAATGTTTCATTGTCGCATACTTACGACGAGGCAGGAATCTATTTTGCTATAATTCACGGCGACATAGAGGAACTTTCGGAATTTTCTACAAACGGCGAAGAACTCGGAGCAAACAACGGCGGCGCAATTGACATTGACGTGCCTGAAATTTTGCAAGGTGCGCTCGAAAGGGTAGAACTATACACAACAGCCGAAAGCGGTGTAACGCAGATGACGCCTTATTTGAAATTTTCTTTCAACAACAACGGAGAAACTCAGATATTAAGAATAACTGTTACGACAGAGAATGATTGGTTGGCTATTATCAGAGGCATTGAAAGAAGATTAACAACAGACGAGGAGACCATTTCAAATAACACAGAAGCAATAAGTAAGAACTCAGAAGATATTGCAGATTTACAAGGCGACATCGAAAATATTAATTCCGACTTGCAAGGACATAACACGAGCATAACGACAAATGCGAACAATATTCAATCGATAAACAACAAAATCGGCAACGCAAACGGCATAGCGGAGTTAGACAGCAGCGGCAAAGTGCCGCAATCTCAACTGCCGTCATACGTGGACGATGTGTTAGAATATGCGAGCCTTGCAAACTTTCCTGCAAACGGAGAGAGCGGCAAAATTTATGTTGCTATTGACACGAACAAAACCTACAGATGGAGCGGCACGACATACAGTGAAATTAGCGAATCGTTAGCACTCGGGGAAACATCAAGTTCTGCGTATCGTGGTGACCGTGGAAAAACTGCTTACAACCACTCGCAGACATCGGGCAACCCACACAACACGCAAATCGGCGACATTCCGAACTTGCAAAATACTCTAAATTCAAAAGCAACCGAAAAAACATCGTTTACAGAAGCGTCAACACGGACAAATATCGAGAGCGGCGACACCGTAACGACTATTTGGGGGAAGATAAAAAAATGGTTCACAGACCTCAAAACAGTTGCAATTACAGGCAGTTATAATGATTTGTCGGATAAATTGCAAAATGCAACGACAAGTTCTGCTGGACTAATGAGTTCAGCAGATAAAATCTTTCTGAATGGATTAAAGGATTTTGGGGAAACATTGCAAGTGGCTGTCTCTGATTATAATTGTTTATTGTTTGCAGATATTACGGATTTTTGGAATAGTCCTTCTACAACAACTAATCTTCCTGCACAGGGGTTCTGTGGTTTTATCATTAAACTTCGTACAGGAGGACATATCGACACGATTAGTGCTTGTGTTACAGCGATGGTTTCTTATCAAAATAATGGAGATTCAAGGCATCAACGGTTGTTTTCAACAGATGATGAAGTTAAACCTCATATCCTAAGATATGATAACAAATATTATATCGGATTCAACTACGATAATAATACTCAAAACTTTTATAATTTCTTAGGGAAATTTTTGAATTGTTTAGGAACTCCCTTAATTGTTCTTAAATCTGAATGTACACTAATTGTATAATCCCTTAAAAAGGGGGTTTAAGTGTCCAATGAAATAATTAATATTAAATTAAATAATTTAAAATGCAAAAATTATGATACTAAACAAAATCAACATCGACGAACTTAAACTCGCCGAAAGCGACATTACAAAGAGCGTGTACGCAATGCTACCTCCAGAACTCAAAGACGTGGTAAAAGACCACGCTCCGGCAGTGTACAATCCGCCTATCAAGACACAGGTAAGTATTAACGTTACCGAGATACTCGCTGTATCAGAAATCGACAACGACACAGTATTCTGCAAGAAATACGGAGTTGAATCATATTTTCGGATATGGTTCAAAAACGGGCTTTCGTGGTACGTGGACGGCTCGCTTGAACCGTGCCACTACGAAGATTTATTACTTAGATTGGACAAATAAACAAAATGATATATTGAATAAAAAAAATCTCGAAATATTTTTATTAATACTCAAACTAATTATATTTGCGATATAAATTAAAGCGGTTATGATTACGATTAAACATATTGACACAACGGAAACTGTTTTTCCGAACCGGGAGAAATCGGCTGTTATTGTAAGAGCCGAACAATCAAAGCAACTAATGTCGGAAGATGTGCTCAACGTCGAAATCATATCCGCTGAATCGATTGATTTTAAAATCGGTGATTATATCGAGATGTTCGGGCAAACTTACACATTAAACCAATTACCGAGCCCAAAGAAACTTAACGCGCGTCAATTTAACTATACGCTTATATTCGAGGGTGAGATTTACGAACTGTTAGACGCGGCTTGGTTGTTACCTGATAACACCACAGGCGATAGTTTTACAGGCAATCTCGGTGATTTTCTTTCGATCCTGATTGGCAACGTTCAACGTTCGCACAGCGATTGGGTATTGGGCTCATACCCGACCGCAAAGGACACTATTTATAAAACTCTTACATTTACAGATAGCAATTGTTTGCAATCATTACAAAATATTTGTAAAGAGTTTGAGGTAGAATTTGAGGTTTCCCGAAACAACGCTCAAAGAGTATTAACAATAAAAAATGCCGTCGGCACGGATTTGCCTTATTCATTCCGATACGGTAGGACCGGCGGCGCGTACAACATACAGCGCAAAACCAACAGCAACAAAAATGTGGTTACAAGATTATACGCGTTTGGCTCGTCTGACAATATCCCGAGCCGTTACAGATATTCAAAACTTTGTTTGCCGGGTAAGGTTAAAAATCAATCTTACATCGAAAGTCAAAGTATAGTTAACGTTTTCGGACATCGTGAGAATGTCCACAACTTTGATTCTATCAAACCCGAACGCAAAGGCAGTATTACACAAGTTGATTCTGTGGTTGCTTTTAGGGATAGCACTATGGATTTTGATTTGAACGAAACAGACAATCAAGGCAACACAAAATGGCTGATTCCCGGCAACGCGGCAAAAGTGGAATTTCTCACAGGCAACCTCGCCGGATATTCCTTTGAGATAACAAAGTACGGAGCCACGAACAAAGATTTTCATTTAAAGCAATTCCGCGATGAAAACGGTTTGATTTTTCCGAACCCCGACTCGGCAGCGTTTCAATTTGCCGTTGGCGATCAATATTTCATAAGTGGAATAAACCTGCCTGATAGTTACATATCGGCAGCCGAAAACAAGTTGCAGACCGAGGCAGAAAAATATTATAACGAATATTGCAAGCCACACGTTGACTATAATATTGAGTTAAGCTCTATGTACTTAAAGCAATTAGTTAACGCGCAGCCCGATTCAGTTGTTAACGTTTTCAATCCCGGCGACAATATCCGCATTATTGACGATGATTTGGCGGTGGATTCCCTGATAAGGGTAACAAAATTTACACGAGATTTGTTAACAGACCAATATGCATACAAACTCACATTGTCGGATTCTGTACAATACACAACATTACAGCGGATAATCGGAGAGTTAAGCACAATTAACGAAGTCATTAAAATGAATGACTTAACCAACGCGGCAAAGGCGCGTGCTAATTGGCGGACAATGCAAGAGGTTTTGGATTCCGTTTTTGACACAGAAGGACACTATTATAGTGAAAAAATCCGACCGTTGAGCATTGAAACATCAATGTTGAGGGTTGGTTCACAATCTCAGCAATTTATTTTGCGAGATATGGAATTTACACCGAATTACGGAGGTAATGCCGGGGTTTTGGTGGTTTCCAACGGAGTATTAGACCATTACACAATCGATGATGACGGTGTGAAATCGTGGACACTTACCGGCAACACGTTTTCGGGATTATCTGCAAACGCCGCTTATTATATTTACGCGAAATGTAGCAAATCAGGCACAACCGGCGTGGTTACGTGTGAGACCGTCCAACACCCGATGGAGGACGAAAGCGACACACAAAACTATTATTTTCAAATCGGTGTTTTGTCAAGCGTGATAGACGGAGCGAGAAAACTTACATTAACATACGGAGGCACAACGGTAAGTGGGCAATACATAAAAACCGGTCAAATTGAGAGCAACACAGGAACAACGGTTATCGACCTTGACACCGGCATTATTCAAGGCGTGTTTAACTTTATATCAGGGTTGATTTCAGGAGAAATAAAAATCGGTGCAAATGCTGAAAGTGCGATTTGCGGATTAGGTGGGGATTTTTTAATGTGGGGAAAAGATGGAAATCAATACAAATTCTATATTGAAAAAAACGGCAATTTTCGATATATCATTTCACAAGATTGCCCGAACAATAATGGATTTGTATTAAGAATTGACACAGGATCACAAAATGCAGTTCCTTTTACATTAATGCGAAATTTAGAAATTCACCCCTCTTACTCTACTGTGGATGGTTCGGAATTAACGGCATTAAAAGTGTATGGTACAAGTTATTTTAACAATGATATTAAATTATCGCCAACAGCAAAAATAAAAGCTCCTGATTTAGTTTCTAAATATTACAAAAAGAGAATTAAGTTAAGTACAATGTACACAGGAGATAAAGTAATATTTTTGGCTCAATCTCCCGTTATTATGGCTCTGATTGAAATTTCTTATGTGAATGGTGCGTTCACGGCGGTTACATACGGAGGTGCACCTCGGGAAGATTATGATAATTTATTGTTTAGTATAACAGAGTGTACAAGATTAGGCACCGGCATAGTTAAGATTACATTTAACCATTCGTTTGAACGAGAACAAGATTATTATATTGTAGGAATTGGCACGAATCCAAATTCTCCTTGTTTTGTCTCTATAAAAGAAAAAAAAGTCAATGGATTTACGGCATTTATCGCAGATGATAACACACCAAACGATTTGCCGTGCGAAATCAAAGTGTTAGGAATAAAAGGGTATAATATTAGCAATAATGAATAATTATGGAAAACTTAATTGACATATTCGACAAACTTGCATTCCCGGTTTCGGTTTGTGTGGTGCTGTTTGCTATCCTGATGTACTTTGTTAAACACGCGTTAAAGATGTTGTCGGAGACACTCAAATCCAACGCAGCCGAACAAAAGGAATATGTAGAGTATCTTAAACAGAGCAACGCGCGGCTTGTTTCGGTTGTAGAAGATAACACCGAGACAATCAAAAAATTTTCATTTGTGTTAGAAAAATATATGCAGGAGCGAAAATGAAAATCACCGATATTTTAAAGGTGGTTTCAGACGTTACGAATATTCCCGAAAACGAAATTACATCAAAAAGCAAGCGCGAGGACGTGGTACGGGCAAAACGTTTGTTTGTGGATTGCTCAAAGAAATTTGGATATTCAACCACCACCATTGCCGACGTTATGCACATAACCACACAGGCAGTGCGCAATCTGTATGCAACGCAAGATTTGCGCAAATTATACAATATTTATTCCCAAGAAA